AATAATCTAGTTAATATATAAGAACATATCTGACTTTTCGTTTTTTCAATTTTTTTTTGTAATATTAAGTATGAATGATTATTTGGCCGGATCATACAACTATTAAGTCACCCCCCTTTAAAGGCGAACATATTACTGGAAAAGTCGTCAAAGTTTATGATGGGGACACATGTACTGTAATAATGCCCATTCAGGATACATTTTTTAAGATTAACATCCGGGTGAACGGTATAGATACCCCCGAAATTTCCCATAGGGGCAGTACAACCGATATAGAAGTGTCTGCCGGTTTGAAAGTCCGCGATAAGGTTAGAGACATGATATTGGACAAGATAGTAATTATTGATATCATCAAATGGGATAAATATGGAGGTCGGGTTGTTGCAAATATTGAAATAGAAGGGGTATCATTGAGCAATTATCTATTGGAAAATAAATTAGCCAAGGCGTATGATGGTGGAACTAAAACAGCATGGACATCCGAAGAATTAAGTATCATAAATAATTTGTAGATATTACGAGTGTAAATATTTCACATACATATTGTATGTGAAATATTTGTGTGATCGACAACAACAAAGTGAATATATATTATTATACATTCTGGTTATTAGCGTTCCAATCATCCTGGATCTTTTTCGCCAAAATACCGTCCTCTATTATTTGCTGATTTCTACGCTGACATTCCTCCTGGAGCTTTAGCCTCAACCTCTCATTGATTCTGATTTGCTCTAGTTTTTGGGTCTCTATTCTAATCTGCCTATCAATTTGCTTCCTCTCAAACCAGTACGCGGCATCCGTCCTAATTGATGCCTTAATCGCAGCATCAATGTCGGCCTTCTCCCTGATTGCCGCATCGGGACTAACCGCCTCATTGGGAATAGCTTCCTTCCGGAGTCTAGTTTCCTCGTGAAATTTCGATTTCTCTTGTAACATAGCTTCCCTACTGAGTCTAGTCTTCTCCTGGAATTTAGCTTCCTCCCGGATTATGGCTTCCTTCCTGAGTCTAATTTCCTCCTGAAATTTAGCTTCCTCCTGAAGTATGGCTTGTCTCCGAAGTCTGACATCCTCCTGAAATTTAGTGTCCTCATTGAGTATAGCGTTTCGTCTGAGTCTGGCTTCCTCCTTGAGTCTGACTTCCTCTCTGACTTCCTCCTTGAGTATGGCTTCTCTTCTGAGTCTGGCTTCCTCCCGGATTTTAGCATTCTCTTGCTCACTTTTAAGTTTTTTTGCTTCCAATGCGGCATCTCTAGCGGCAATCGCAATTTCTCGCTCACCTTCTGGGTGATTGCTGCGGCAGTTTCCATTGACACCTGTTCCCTGAACAAGAAAGGTACATTTTTCACGATGAATGCAATATTTTTTATTTTTTAGTGAATCCTCTCGGGCGGCAAGTGCTGCCTCCAATTCTCCATCCGGATAGTAATTACGGCAACTATTTTTAATCAAAAATGTGCAGCGGCTACCATGTGGACATTGTTTAGCGGATACATTGTTAACAGTGTTGTTATTATCAGTAGTACTATCCATTATAAAATATGTATGACACGAATAATTCTGATACCAATATATATTATAATTATAGTAAGGATCTCAGTGATTAATGTTTGTCATTTTTTTCATTGTGGATATATTAATAATCCGATTTGGAGAGACTACGGTGGTGATGATTCATCCTAAGAGATGCCAGCCGATCATCGCGTCCGGGCAACTTGCCATACAGGGTGATCCCCGGACATTCTGGTTCCAAACTATCTCTTGATCTAGAACATATGTTAGGCGGTTTAGAATAAATAATTGGTCCAACGATATCATCATCGCAATGTTCAATTTCTGTAGGAACAACATTTATGTGTTGTGTGGATGTATCCAATGAATTGCACAAACGTTCCTTGATTATACATGGTTCCAATTGATAATCTGACGGGAGTGATTTTATTCTGGACTGACGTTTTTTACGAGCAGATGGATCCGTACCAGGACGTCTGGGAGATTTAGATTCCGAACCCGGATGTTTGAACTTATTTACTAAACTGGACGTTACACCATCCACCTTAATAATTCCAGTTTCTTTGATAATGCAGTTTATCTGGTCCTCGCGAGAATGATTAAATAATTTCTTGTGACTATTACACTTGTCTAAATATAACATCACACGATAAATATTCGTCAATATTACGTCGACCACATGTTCCCCATCTACAGGAAAACTAGGGACATGTATATCGTTCACTAGCGTTCCGTGTCTAGTGAGTACACTTATTTTGTATTTGTGATTGATATGACATACCAATACAAATATTTGTGGTACGACCCCTAAATCATCCAAGGAGGTTACATCGAACTCGGATATATTAAACTCTGTAAATAATATCACACTGGAACAATTACCTATAAATGCTCTCTGTTCATCTTTATTCATTAACGTTGACACATAATACATTACCGTAATTTGTCCTCTCCAGAAATTAGAATATGTGTAGCCATATTTAGGTGAGGAACCCTTCCAGAATTGCAAAGATTGTTTTTGTCCCATACAGCGCAAAAAACAATCGAACAATACATTCTTTGCCACATCATCATTGTTTTTGAACCATTCTTTACGCGATAATTGGCCTTTTTTACAAAGAATAATACTGGTGTTAATTGAAGTGGGTATATTTGTGTCAATTGAAAGTATCGCATAATGAAATAACTTATTATGTACGGCCCACACTCTCCCGAAAAGTTTAGTCAATTTCTTTTCAATACCACGTTTATTGGTATTATCCCGCTTTAAATTCATGTTGAAAATATATTGACCATCCCTATTTATTATAAGTGATCTCGCTTTGCATTTCCCCCCATCTGTCGGAAAATTAAATTTACTACATACGCAAATAATTTGATATCCGTTACATGCTTTGGAAATCCATATCCAATCATTGACTGTAAAAAAATTAGAGTACATATTGTTCTCTACTGTAATACTTGCATGTTCTCCAAGTGAGTAATATTTATTTTCCTCCGCGATGACGTACGGCGAATTGTGTAATGATGTATATAGTGTGGTGTTTTTTTGCATAATGACTGTATATAACCGCCATTTTTTTGCCCGTTGTGGTAGTGTATGCCATGCATTCTAACACGATTATAATAATGTTAGAATGATATTGGATAAATATGACTATACGTAATAATTGTCAGAAAAACTGGAACTTAGATTCCGCGGTTCCACTAAAATAACTACTGGGTAATGTGTTCTCGTTGGCGTAGAAATTGCTGGCATGGGGACCACTATCCTTCACTAAACGACTGTTGATATTTAATTCATCGGTGTTGAATTGATTATTACATATTTTGATTAGTCGCCCCATATATTGCCGGAGGATAAAATGAAGTTCCTTCAGAGACTTATGATATTTTTTTGTTACTCTATGGTCAGCGTTAAGATTGTATATTATTGAATGCAAATTATTCTGTGCGGTCCTTGCAAACTCTTCTGCTATATCATAATTTTGGCTCAAGTACAATACTTGGTTGTTGGTCATTTGATTATATATTTGAGCAAAGTTGTCTATGTTTTCGACCATTGAATAAAATGCATTGGGATTAACAAGGTAAAAATCCCGAATACTATAGAGAAAATCTATAAGATCCGGATAGTTGTCGATCCTTTTTGGACGGGGACGTATTAATTCTAGCTTGATTTCCAATTGACGGTCATATGTCAAATTTTCAATACTATCCTTAGATTGAACCAGGTATGCAGCTACTAATCCCAATATCAAAAAGAATACAACTGACATATGTACCTCAATTTTCTTGGCCAGGTAGAGGGCCACCGTAAAAATACTGACAAACACAATTATTCGTTCATTCGGTATCCTGCCCAAAATGACCGATATGTTATTATCATATTCGTTATCCAACAAATTAATTTTTCTAGATATGGCTTCATCATCCATTACTACATTATTATGCTATTTTGTGTTTTGTGTATCGTGTCATTTATACATTACATAATTTCTGTATAGCGACCAGTTGGTGTGTTTGGGCTATATAGAATAAATAGTGAGACAAGGATATACATTTATGGATAAAAATAATGCAATACATCAGGTTTGCTTGAATGATAAGAACGTGTATGGCTTGGTTGATGTTATTTGTGATCAGGTTAAATTGAGTGATAAATCAAAAGCCCGATGTGTCACCAAAATTGGTATCATTATGAACCGCAATATCGCAAAATTATCTAGGAAACCAGCCAGCAGAGATGAATTACGAAAGATTGCACATCACCTTAATAAAATATGCGTTCGTGAAATTATCGATGAAATATCTAAGAAAAATCCACATCTTCAAATAAGTCGTCGTCACCAAATCGGAAAAGAATCTATGAAACGCGAGCTGGAAACGTATGGTGCCCGTGAAAATCATGTACAGGGTAGACCTTTTACCAGATCCAAACGGGAATACGATGATGAAGTTTTTCATTCTATGCGCCCTAACGATACCGGGTTTTCTGCTGCTGACGAAATAAGTGGTTATGCGTCAGCCTTTGGTGATCATTCAATAACTAATATACAACCTGATACGAACAATCATCAGCAAGAACAAGCATTTGGAAATCCACCTAGTGGTGTTGACAACAATCCTGATTCGTTTGACACACGATTCCAATCATATATGAATCAACGGAATAATATGTTTGGCCAACGACGACCACCAGATGATATCGATTTTACCCTGGATGGATCCGGCGAAAAAGTACGACTCGAGCGTATGATGCGGCAGGCAAATGGCAGTCCCGGCAATACAATGGCCACTAGCGGAATGGTTGGTATGGGCGATATGGGTGATGGTATCGGTTCATTGAATAGCTGTCCCTACGGATCTTTAATGGGTGTCAATGGCGATCCATATGCTACATTGCTAGGAGGCGGTTCACCTAATACAATGTCCAGTCAACCTTCATATAATCCCATGGCTGGACAACCTTCATACAATCCTAATCCCATGGCTGGACAACCATCATATAATCCTATGGCTGGACAACCATCATATAATCCTAATCCGATGTCCGGGCAACCATCATATAATCCTATGGCTGGACAATCTTCATACAATCCCAATCCCATGGCTGGACAACCATCATATAATCCTATGGCTGGACAAGGTTATGATTTAGCAATGGGTAACCGTACGGATAAGTCGATGGCACTAACATCAGACTACGAAAAAATGATGTCGCAGCGAGCCATGTTGGATTCTCAAACCGATCAACCCATCGTCCGTACAACAGAAGACAGTAATTTGATTATGCCAGGTATGCCAGGTATGCAGGGATTACCCAATATGCCAGGTATGCAAGGTATGCAAGGGATGCAAGGGATGCCGGGTATGCAAGGGATGCCGGGATTACCCAATATGCCGGGTATGCAAGGGATGCCGGGTATGCAAGGGATGCCGGGATTACCCAATATGCCGGGTATGCCGGGTATGCAAGGGATGCCGGGTATGCAAGGGATGCCGGGTATGCAAGGGATGCCAGGATTACCCAATATACCAGGTATGATGGGAATGCCGGGCATGCAAGGTATGATAGGAATGCCAATGCCGGGACAATTACCTCAAATGCAAGTTAGTTAAAAGATGGAGTTATTTAATGCCTCCACAAAATAATATGAATTATAGAGAAAGTCTTCACACACATTTATTATCGGAAAACAATGTGGGATTCCTGGTATCTACATTTTTGAAAAATTTTAAGTTAAGCAGGAGCACCACCGGAAAATGTATCAGCACGATAAAGGAATATTTGTCGGATTATTTAACAAAAATAGATCGTTACCCTGTAAATCAAAACGAGTGGCTTGATGCCGTAAGATTTCTCAATAACAAGTGTTATGATGATTTTTATATTTATTTGCGGAATAAATATCCTAATGTACCTTTGCTACGGGATGGTGCCATAATGCCATCTATGCTGAGGAATGAACAACAAATACCAGTCAGACAAGAACAACAAATACCAGTCAGACAAGAACAACAAATACCAGTCAGACAAGAACAACAAATATCAGTCAGACAAGAACAACAAATACCAGTCAGACAAGAACAACAAATACCGGATAGTTTGATATTATCTCCTGATCCCCCTCAGGTAATTCAAGAAGATGTGGGTGACCGAATTATTATAATTACCAAACAGGAAAGAGATGAACTGTTGGAGGCAAATGGTCTACTAAATAAAAGCAATATTTCTAATAATTTTTTGGAATATTTGACAGACGATACAGTACTATCATCATTAAAAACAATGCTGGACAATATAAATGCTGTCAATATATCCCAGGAAAATGTGTACGATGAGGTATTGACTGTTGATGAATTTATCTCAATGTTATCTTCGAAAAAAAGAGAATCCGATAAGGTAGACGATACAACAAATATAATACATACAAATATAATACATACGAATGAGGTAGTCAATACAACCAATATAATAAATACGAAGGTGGAACCGAATATTATACCGGACAAAGTTATCAAAACAACGGAACAACCAGTCAAACAAATAGTAGACACTCCGGATATTCCGATACTAGATATATCAAAAGGGATAACCAAAGAAACAATGGGAATGATGAACACACATCTAAAAAAATTGTTAGATCTAAAAAATGAATATCGCAAAGAAGGATTGCACGACAAGGTGGAAGCCCTTGATGTAGAGAAGGATAAACTTGTAAATGCACTAAAAGAATATAAGAAAACAATTGAAGAGGATGAGTCGAATACGAAGGACAAGATACAAAAATTTGAAATGAAAAAGACACATTCAGCGGACAACGTTGATATACTAGATTTATCATTCGACCCAACACATAATTATAACGATCTCAAAGATATTGTCATAAAATTTAAAAGGGGAGACACGGTATCCGATATAAGTTTACTTAGTTACAAAGTGCTAAAAAACGAAAACAATGTGACGCGTTTTAACAACAATTTAATGATATTTTTCAACGAAAAAATGAGAAAAATATGTATTCCACCAGGGAAGTATGATATAGATACGTTGTTGGAATACATAAAGGGCGAGGTAACTTTTATAGATATTAGTAGAGACGAACACGGGATTATTACGATAAGTAACAAAATGAACATGAAATTTGACTTGATTGTTAGCGATGACACGATCTATCCCTTATTGGGATTTTCAGGGGGTCAAAAAAAATATAAGGACAAGCTATTTTATACAGGGTCCGATAAATATGATATGTTAATAAATGATAAGGTATATTTTTCGCTATCCGGTTCGACGACTGCACCGATAAGTTTAGAGTTTGATAAAAAAATAACAACCGACATATCACTAAAAACGTCAAAATCGGGGATGGCACTTCGGCAAATTATGTTGAAATTTGTGAATGATAAGGAACAGTTATACGATTTTACGATGCCCTTCGAAATGTGCCTAAAAGTTACATACACGATACCAGAATAATTTCAACTAGATTTTTAGATGGGGGTCACATAATTTACTAGGATTACTTCTATTGCTATTTTTGTTCTTGAAATACACATTGCGACAACTATTAATTTCCTTAAACGTGAGGGGACGATCGATAACAGATTCATATGTTTCACCAGCCAATAATCTAATAATAAAATTACAAGAATATACACCACATTCGGAGCTATCGGTTTGATAAGATTTGGAGTTAATATGTATTTTTGGTTTACTTCCTTTATTCGTCTCACAAAAAATACAAAACGTATTCATTACTTCATTGATGTGACCTTTTGGTGGTTTGCCGTTAGAATCACAGTAATATATATGACACTTCGCGTAATCTGCATAAAGGGCTACCCAATGGGATCCAGGTTGTCCTAGTTTATCCATATTAAACACAACAGCAAATTTAGTTTTGCCGTTGCGTATTTCATCCTTGTAGTTAGGTTTGTTAAGGGGGCAGGATGGATAATAGCTACAATCTAAAGGGACTGCTCCAAAAGATTTAAAGTCCTTATGTATGATTTCGTACTGAGATAAAATATTTTTAATCTGATCAGTTACCAACCAATCTGTTTTTCCAGATGGTCCATCCACCCTAAATACGTCGTCGGCGATCGTATTGTACATATCGGCTACCAGCTCATTCATAAAATCTTGTCGTGTAATGCAATAATCGGCAGAACCTCCGTATTTAGCCTTGGTACAAACATGTTTGAATCTATTTAATAACTCACGATGTAAATAAGATACATCGTCCTTAATGGTGATTGGTTCCATATTTAATTTTTGTTTTTTGATATGACTATTATATGCATTCACGAGACCGAGTAACTCTTCTTTGGTGAAACATGTATTATTAGAGCTGTCGTATCTTCCGGGGGCGCAATAATTATCCATTATAGTATTTATAAATATAAATATCTTCCAAAGGTCTATGTTAATCAAATATCGACAAGGATTTAGCAATCATTTGGATAGATTCAACCCAGTATTAATTTCATTAACTGCTTTTGCCGCAGGATACACGATTAATGATTTCCCGGAGAGGTTTAAAAATTGGTTTACAAATCCCTTAGGACAATTTTTAGTATACTTCTTGATAATTTACGTAACCTACAGATCCGACAAAGAAGTAACTATCAGTGAGATGATTGGGGAAGCTATCATATACGTTATCATTTTACAAATGTTGAAGATGGTCTTGGTAGCAACACTAGAATAAATATTAAAGTTATGAAAATATTCTGACATCAGAATATTTTTATAATTGTTAACCATACCAATTACACCGGCTATACTTGCTGTCGTACTTAGCCCGCCATTTATTTTTGGTTTGATATAGAGGCAAATATGTTGTATCCGGGTGTACTTTAACATACTCTTTGTGTATATACTTGAAGATGATGTCATTGGAATTGCGTCCATGTTTTTCAACCAACTTTTCTACATTATTGAGAATTTTTGGACGTTTTTTACAAAAGATGACGTAATTCCAAAATTGACGGAGTTGAGGTATGATACTTTGGAACCATTGTTGCTGTGCCTTGATTAAATGACAACATACCTTTTCGAACCGCCAGTAAATTACCTTATCGATGACGTATTTTTCATAGTATTTATTACTAGGATACTCGATAACCTGTAACGCGATCCATTCTTTCATTTCATCCTGGGTCATATGAAGTTTGGGTGGATATAGATATTGTGCATTAAACGTACACATATCTGACTTAGGATCATCATATGTTTCATTAATTAATTCTCTAGGCAACAACTGTATTAAACAACCCTTCTCCAGTCCATATGCCGCAGATACCCCTGGCATATTTGGATCACTATCTTCCCAATACTCTTCCCAGTCATTATATTCCTGTATTTTACACTGGAGAAAATCACATTCGTCTAACCCGGTCACGTATAATTGTGTTAACACTTGTAAATAATAGTAATGGGGACATATTGTACCGTCTAATTCTCCGACAGTATTAATTATTCTACCATGGACACACTTTATCTCAAGCATTCTTCCAACGGACTTTGTCAATCCAGTGCCATCATATCGATCAACATCAACAATTCCATCTGGACTGGCACCAACAAATTTATATTTGGGATGAATTAATAATCCATATTCTTTCACCACAACATTGGTTCTGTATCCGTAAAACATATTTGCCACATCTTCGTACTTCTTTCCATGATGTACATGTTCGTTTTCGATAAATGGTTTTCCACGACCGCATTTATCTAATAATACACATACCGGAAATTTATATGGTGCCTCATCTAAAACCTCTGCAATAGCAGTTGCTGTCAAACATGTACTACGTTGGTCTAACCATGCTTGGGATTTTTGTTCATGTTGCGGCATTTTTTTGATGTCATCCAATATTTTAACGTTCTTTTTGTATTTATTATTTGTGTACTTATTTTCAGGGTGATCATAAATATGTGTCACTAAGTCGGCTGGACATATTGGTTTTTTACAGATGCTGGTATCACATTTTTTTACTTCTGGATTACAATAATTTACATGGTGATCAATGTTCTCGTCAGACAACGAATTGTTCCCCATACCTAGAAGTTTAAGAATATATTCCTCGTCGCTGCTGTCACTATTCATTATTAAATATATGTAAGGGACAATAATTTTAAGTATATGATTTACTTATAAATCATATATTTTACCATATCACTTTGTACAAGTCTTTTTTCTCGTCATACGTAATGCAATCTATTGATAATATCTTCATTTTTGTTTCATCGTAATCGATAAGGTGTTTATTTTTACCAAACATCTTGGCTTTAAGACCATTTACTATATTGTCGAATACGTGCTTACGATTTTTTTCAACAACCGGCAGTTTCCTTTTGTAGGTTAACCCATTTGTGTATTCATTAATCTTCATTATCTTGTGATACTCTCTGATTCGTACCCATGGCTTACCATACACCATCACACTTAATTCATTTGTATAATCATTCATATTATTTCTTTCTATTGTAGGTTGTGTTTGTGGAATGAATCGTTGTTTAGAGGGATCTATTGTTCCCTTGCCTATTCTCGATTTTAAATATTCCAGATAGTCCGGAAAATAAATATTTCCATCATTGTCCTGCAAAAAATCTATCTCTATTTGTATTCCATCCAATACGAAATCATTTTGATTTTTATAGTAGTCGTAACCTGACATTATTGTCTTGATATTTTTATATAATTATTATTTGTTTATCTAGTTTTTATTTATCATTTTTTTTTGTTAGTGTGAAGTATAAATGGACACTCTATATCAACCAATGTCTTTGCAAAATAAGTTTTACTACCAAAATAATTTCTCACCAAATCCGTCAAATGTATCTCAAGCCATACCACCATATGGTGACTACAGAACTGCATTTAATGGTTTACCTGAAATAAAATACAATGGTAAAACGCCCAAAAGCATATTTGACAATAATAATTTTCAAAATACGGGAACCCTTCACAATAATTTACACAATATATTGCTAAACGAAGAGATACAAGAATATTCGGTACTGATTGATAGTAAAGATCGTAATTACCAAGTTTTTCCGGATCCTTTTCATTACGAGGTAACATTTGGCCCGAAGCCCCGTTCCAGGGAAGTCGTTAATGGGGAGGTAATCACCCATCAAGATCCCAATCCGGTGATCAACGATAAATTTATTAACGCTAGATATATTAAACTAGAACAAGTCGTCCTACCTTTTTTTTATAAAATTATCTGTAAGGAAGAGCCAGATGTGGATTCCGCCCGTGAAGGTGCCACCATCGAAACATGTAAAATAAATATTTCCAAGACACTTCCCGATGAATTATATACCGTGATGACCATCCAAGAATACAATGATACGAACTATAAATCTACAAATGATGTCCTTTCAGACAGCTTTGCCACCATTTACTATGACACACGCATCAATGATACCCATTATCGTGGTATTACCAGTAACGGTGTTAATATATTTAGACAAGATCAGTTAGGAGAAATCAATAAATTTAAAATAGATTTTTACGATCCATATGGCAATCCTTTAACGGTCGATCATCTAGACAAAACAATTATGTCTAATATGGAATGTAATTGTGATAATCCACATGGTGATAGTGATACCGATTGTTTCCGTCATAATTTATTTCATCCACTCAATCCTATTTTCCAGCATCATTTACATTTCAAGGTTGGTGTCATCGAACCTAGACTCCATAAAGTAACTTTTAATTAATGAATATATATCCCGTTATTGTAATTATTGAATAACTCCGATATATCTATCGCAATTTCCGGAAATATGACCATAGCCAATAGGGGAAATAACATTGGATGCATAAATATCCCGCATTCGTTATTTGGTAATGTTATCGATAATATCATATGTTCCCTTTGTATTCCAAGTTTATTTGCCATTACTGTTATTACTTCAGAATATAAGGTTTCCCATGTTCCTAAATTAACTATTTGTTCATCCGTCAGCAAATTGTCCAGATAAATATACTTATTTTTTTTGTAAATTATTATTTGCATGCCACCCACATAGGAATATTCTGTCATATTATTACCCGACGATGATTCATGTACGTTTTTCATGGTACAATTTTTCCCACGATGATAAATATATCGATTATCGCTATTACCTGAACTGTCGAATAGGTCGTCTGAACTACTATTTATATGTAAACCAATATATTGCAATTCCATTATGCAATATATTGAGTTATATTTTGTGCGAAATATATCGCTCCAGTGATAATTCATTTGATAATAAATAATCGATTATTATCAAGACTGTCTTATTGTATGACCCTATATTTTCAATCCGTATTATCAGTGTATACTTATTGTAAAGTGTATCTATTTGATATTGATATAGTGCACCTCTGGATGATGGATTTGTTATGAATTTGTTTATCGTGGACCATGATACATTATTGTTTCCGGGATATGTATTATTCAACTCCTCGTAACAATATAGATTACTACTCACCATGTCCGGGATATTTTTTTTAACATTGTGCACGTTCGGCCGACGTGTTGGCTCTTTTATTGCCACACAATCTATATCTATGAATATGGCGACCTTTCCGTCACCTCCTGATGTACATATATCCATTCCTTTACTGTCCCCTACAAAACGGTGGGAGAACCCGTTTACACGTTTTATGTATTTTTTAATAGTAACATAGTCTTCCCTATCTATGTTGGATGATATGTAATTTAAAATAGATGACGGGGTAGAAAAATCATCTAGACATATTATAATTTTTTCGTAGATGTCATCTACAATATAAAATTTTTCATGAACACTATTATTTCCGGTGATTATTTCTTCTAATATTTTCAATACATTTTTTGTGTTTATGGACAAATTATTATCAACCTGATGTTCTCTTCCAATTCGTACGCCAAACTCCGAATACTTTCCGTGCAAAAACTGTAGTCCCACGATATCCCTAATCCTCATACATAACATATATAATCGATCTTCTACTATTTTTTTATGCATTTCATGGTAAACTAATAACATTTTTTTCACTATATTTTACCTCACATATTTATAATACGGTAAATACTGAGTACTATCCTGTAAATACTGAGTATTATCCGGTAAATATTGATTATTATTATCCGGTAAATACTGAGTACCATTATTATTCGCACATTTGTCCACTTTTCTGACTCTACCATATTTATTTACTACATAAATAACCGTCACTATGA